TCGAACCACTTGATTGCCATCACTCGGAGTTAACTGGTATTTCACAGAGGGCTACAGCCGCCTTCACTACTATATATACTCGTTCGCATTTTTTATAGTCGCTAAACGTAGTCAACTACGACTTTAAATCTCACTGGTTAATCAGCACTTCGCCAGCAATTGTATGATTTACATGTTACTTATTATCATTGCCAAGACTACTATACCGCTTGCAATGTAGATGGTACTTACTACTTTCTTCAGCACCACCTCGTGACTAAACTTTCTACGCATTACACTATTTGCTTGTCGCGTAATACTTTTGGAATATTGTTAGTAGCAGTGTACGACTTGTACTTTAACCAGCATGGCATTGCTTCTAAACTTTCTTTCATTATTTCAAACACTTTGTCGTGATTGTAAGTTACTGTATTACCGTTTTTAAATGTGACGTTTATAGTTTCGTCTTTACCTATTAGTGATTGTCTCACTACAAATCTTTTTGAATTTAGCATAATTATTATATTTATTAGTTATTAGTTATTTATATTATCTTTTTTGTTTCGTATTTACATTGTAAAAGTAGATACTTTGTTTTGTTATTTATTTTTAGTTACACCTCTTGCGCCACGCTTCACTACGTGTAATTGCACATTAGTTTTATTCAGTGTGACATTAGGTAGTTAAGTTATATAGAGTAACTGGCTACTGTCACATATAATCTCTGCTCTGCGCCCATGATTCACTACTTTAGTAAGTGATGCTCGTCTTATGGTTTTGATTATTATACTTATATTATCTTTTTACTTTCGTATTTATTTTGTAAAAACTATATTTAATATTGTTTTAGTTATTATATTTAAAAGTGTTATTATTATTATCATTTTATTATTATTTTTTTGTTACATAAATATTATCTTTATAATATCGTATTTAAGTTGTGAAGTAATGAAAAATATAAAAAATAAAAAGTTGAAAAAATATTGTATATATAAAGGGTATATTGGCGGGGGCCCTTATATATATGCGTTTTATATAGAGGGGGCGGGGGCCAGGGGGGTAGGGGCTACACTTTACTCCAATATTTACAGTACGGGAGTAAATATAGAAAGTACTATGTAATTATCTTAATTGTAGAAAACAGCGAAAGCTGATAATTAATAAGAATAAAACAAATCAACATGGGAGTAATAAAACCTATATTAACAATAACAGCAAATGCATCTGGCGCATCAAGTGAACCAGGACCTGCTAGTATAGCTTTTAGCTTAGAAGCAAGACCAGATGGTGGCACTGTAACAGTAGCATCTACTACAACTGAAATAAGAGGAGTAACAGATACACATAGTAAAATATACACTGGAACAACTGGACCAGCTTATGTATACTTAAAAAATACTAGCGATGCGGCTATATTTATAGGTGGTAACGCAGATATGTCAGCTGGAGCTAGAATATTAAACTTAGCAGCAGGAGATTTTGCATGGTTACCTATGAGTGACGATCAAGACTTATATGCTGACGTTGCTTCTGGAACTAAAACTTTAGAAGTCTGGGTTTTTGATAAATCGTAATATTAAATAAGATAACATGGCAATAATAAAACCAACATTACAAATACAATCTTTTCCATCAGACTACAGTGTTGTAGCAGATAGAGGACCTTTAAGTTTTAATTTAGATTTATCAACAACAGTTGATGTTACAACAGTAGGTGTTAATCATGGGAGAAAATCTGTTGACATAGCTGAAGCAGGTGGTACTACAGATTATTTATTTGATGGATCTGTATTAAATCTTGCTGATGGTGGTGTAGCTGGTACTGATGGATGTTTTTTATATTTAAAAAATATGACTGCAGCAGGTGGTACTGGAGATATAATGATAGGTATTGAACCAGATGACTCTGATTTATCTGATGCTGCTAACTTAGGAGTAGCTGAAGCAGCAGCTAGATTATTTACTTTAAAGCCTCAAGAGTTTGCTTTTTTCCCATATGATGGTACTATGGACATATCTGTCGATGCTACTGCTGATAATACTATTTTAGAGTGGTGGAAGTTTGATAGAACAACAACTACATCTGGATATATAGGAGGTTAATTATGGCATTTGAATTAAAAAGGCATCGTAAGCCTAATAAAAAAAGTGTCTTATTAAAGAGATTAAAAGAATTAGAGTCTAAAGATGAGTTGACAGAGGCAGAAGAAAAAGAGCTAGACAAAATATTAGCAGCGTTAGGTAAGAAACGTACTAATAAAATAGAAAATAAAAAACTAAATAACCAAAAACAAAACAAAGAATCTGTTTTTAAATCTAAAACCCAAGATATTAATATAAATATTAATGTAAATGGAGGAGATAATAAAAAAGATTTAGACTGGAGCACACCAGATCACTATAAATCCGCATCGGGAACTTATAGAAAAGCTCGAATAGATAATCGAAAATACTAAAAACAATTAATAACCAATAAAAATAAACCGATATGACATACATATACTATAAAAGTAGTAGTTATACTACAGAACCTAAAATTTCAGACAAACAATTAGACGAGTGGAGACACTTAGCTAACAAAAAGAACTGGAGAATTACACAATTACCTAACGGGTACTACCAAACAGAGGTAAATAAGCCCGATAATGAAGAAACTTGGGTAGATATTACGCGTAGAGAGACGTTAGAAGGCGCAGAAGCTGCAATAAATGGCAGTGTTGAGCACTTCGAGAAGAAATTAGAGTACGTAAAAGGCCCAAAAGTAGTAAAAACTTTTAAATAAAACAAAATGGCTTTTAAGTTGGGATCATCTCCAAGATATAATGCTTCACAAAACGCTAGAACTCCAAGTAAACCTTTAAAGTTTATGGAGAATAGAGGTGAAATAAACAGATTAGATCTTGATGATGGTGTTGTTGCAGAAGCAAATATGGATGGGTCTATAAATGTAGACTCATCCGTAGACTTAAACAGTGCATTAGGTAAAAGAGCTATAAAGCACGAGAAGAAACACATAGAACAAATGCAGTCTGGAGAAGCAGCTTACGGTGATAACTATGTTATGTGGCAAGGAAAACTATATATAAGAAAAGATGGTATGATACACGGCCCTAATGGTAAACTTCCAGAAGGACATAAAGATCACCCATGGGAACAAGAAGCTATTAACGCAGAAAAAGAATAACAATATGGCATTTAAAATGAAAGGTGACCCAATGAAAAGAAACTTCGGTATATCACCTATGAAATTCGGAGGACAAGTAGATCATTCAAAAGTAAAATTACCTGATGATGCTTACGCTAAAGCTAAGAAAAAAGATCCTAAATTAGATGAGTATATTAAGCAAAGAAAAAATCTTAAAAAAGGAACTGCAGAATACAACGAGGTGCAAAATAAAATAAACGCGGCTTATGGTGTGAGTAAAAGACACTCTACTGTTACATCAACTAATGATGATTTTTACAGAAAGAGAGATAAAGCATATATAAACTTAATGAGACACGATAAGCCTCACAGATATCATGGTTTATCAGACGAAAGAATTGCACAGATTCTTAGAAAAGAACGAAAAAGAAAAGAAAGAAAAGCTAAATTTAAACCAGGTACATCTGATCCTAGATAAAGAAGTAGAACTTTAAATCTACAATAAATATAATTAAATAAAATAAAATACATTATGGAATACAACTTACCAAGTGAGTTGGTGAAAGATCTTGCTTTTGGCGATGAGGCTAAGAGCAAGGTTATCACTGGCGTAAATAAATTAGCCCGAGCCGTAAAGTCCACTTTAGGTGCATCAGGAAGATGCGTAGTCTACGAGGACGGGAGGGGCAAACCGGTCATAACAAAAGATGGTGTAACCGTTGCGGAGAGCGTAGTCTTATATGATCCGGTTGAAAACATGGGTGCAACACTCATAAAAGAAGCTGCTAGAAATACAGTACGTGATGCTGGTGATGGCACTACAACTGCTACAGTTCTAGCTGAAGCATTAATCAAACAAATAGACGCTGCGGTCGCGGATGGTCTTACAATCAGAGAAATAAAAGATGGAGTAAACAAAACACTAGAAGAAGTCATTAGCTACTTAAATGATAACGCTACAGACGTCGAAGGTGATATGTTAAAGTCTGTTAGTTCTATATCTTGCAATAACGATAAAGAGCTTGGTGCTATTATAGCAGAAGCATATGATAAAGTTGGTAAGCAAGGTGTAGTATTAATGGAAGAAAGTGAATCAGATGAAACATACGTTGACATCGTAGATGGTGTTAAGGTAGAGTGCGGTATTAAATCACCTCACTTTGTAACTAACACTGATAAACAAACGTGTGAGCTGGATAATCCTTTAGTATTAGTATGTTCATCTGAAATACCAAACATAAGGAAGATACAAAATATATTAGAGCATGTTATTAAAAACAATAGAGCTTTATTAATTGTAGCACCAGTAGCGCAACAAGTTAAAGCTGCACTTATGATGAACAAGGTTAAAGGTAATATTAAAGTAAACATTATTGATTTACCAGGCTTTGGTCCTACTAAAAAAGATGCTACAGAAGATTTAGCTATATTAACAGGTGCAACAGTAATGAACGAAGAGCTAGGTGATGATTTAGATTTAATGAAGCCAGAGCATTTAGGTGAAGCTGAGTTTTCTGTAACAGATGACAAACATACTGTACTTACAATAGAAGGTATGACAGATGGTATTGAAAACAGAATCGATGAGTTAACAGGTAAGCTAGCTAAAGAGCAAAACGGATTTATTAAAAAGAAGTTAGAAGAAAGACTTGCTATGTTATCAGGTAGTGTAGGTATAATACGCGTAGGCGCTAACTCAAAAGTAGAATTAAAAGAAAAGAAAGATAGAGTTGAAGATGCTATATATGCTACAAGAGCAGCACTACAAGAAGGTATAGTACCAGGTGGTGGTGTAGCATTATTAAACGCTAGCCAAAAGATTGTAGCTGATGAAGCTGGTAGAGTATTACTTAATGCGCTATCGTCACCGTATGAAACTATATTAGATAACGCAGGCATGAAGGTTGGTAAAGATATGCAAGATGGTTGTGGTTGTAATGTTATAACAGGTGGCTTTGTTAATATGATTAATGAAGGTATTATTGATCCAGTACTTGTAACTAAGTCTGCACTTAAAAATGCTGTAAGTGTTGCTTTAACTATTATGTCAGCAGATTGTGTAATATCAAATATAAGAGTAGAAAATGCAAGCAGTTAACGATTACGTAATAGTAGATAAAATAAAAGAAGGGCCAAAGAAAGTTGGTGGCTTAATATTAACAGATGAAACAGATCAAACAAACAGATACAGAAAAGCAAACATTATATCTGTAGGTAATGATGTTCCTGTTGTTAATAAAGGTGATGTAATATACTACGATGCTTTAGCTGGACATGATATAGCTTATAATGATAATATGTATCGAGTTATACGCGCTAGGGATATAGTTATAGTAGAATAGTTACTATTTAATAAAAACGTGTGATTACTATTAAAGTAGATTATACGTAAACTATAAACCATAAACAATAAACAAAAAATCATAAATTAATTAATAATCATAAAAATAAATTATATGGCTTATAATGAAAATTTTCTGTTCTTTAACGAAGGAACAGATGCTGCAAACGCTAGTGGCGATGGAGCAATGTACAAGTCTTCTGATTTTATAGGTGCAAATGTAACAGGTTCTGCTGAAGTAACTTTACATTTTGCTGCTAGAAGAGGAGATGCTACGGATGATACAGTTGCTATAACAATGGGATCATCTGATGTAAAGTTATTAATGCAGGAATTAACTGCGGTATTGTCTAACCCAAGAGGCGGTATATTTTTCCAAACTGATTTTGTAGGAGAAGCTACAAATTTTTTGTCTGGAACAAATACACTTGTTATAACGTCTTCTAACTAAAATTATTTTAAAATGAAAGGAGAAAATTATTTATACTTTTGCGACACCACGGGTGAGCCAGCTGCTGCTGATACAGCAATTTTAATTCCAGCTTCTACGGTTTTAGGTATTAGTATTGGTGCTGCAGATGGTACTGTTGACGACGACGCTTTGTATTTGTCTTGTCAAGGTTTTGTTGGTGATAATAATAGTAGAGCTGCTGTTATATTAGCGGTAACTGCTGGTAAATTAAAAGAAGCTATGGACGATGTTTGTGCTGCTATAAACGCACATCCTGGTGATGGATTCACTGTTATAGCTGATGTAAAAAATGGAGTATTCTGTAGTAACCATATAACTGGATGCACAGTAGACTCTGCTGTTTAATAACTTATAAAATATATATAAAATGAATACAAATCAAAATTTTTTAAGATTTATGGGTTACCGAGAGCAGAGCTTTACCATTTCTGGTGACAATGTTCACGATTCAGGAGCTGGTGCAGCTAATACGGTAACTTTAACAAATGCTACTGATGGTTCTGGATTTGGAAATATAGTTCTTCCAGGAACAGCTGGTACAGATTTAATTGTAACAGTAACAGCGGATGGAGCTGAAGCAAGTTCAAGAGGTACTCAATATACTGTAGATGCTAGTACAGGTGAAGACTTTGCTGCTGCTGATAACGTTGCTAATGGTGATGTAACTAGAATACACTCAGATGATATATCATTGCACGCTAGTAATGGTACTTTAACTATAGCTACTGTATCTAGTGCTGTTGGTTACAACTTAAATGCTGGTGAAGTAGTAAGAGTTATTTCTTATTTAGGTGCTGGTGATACTGATAACAAGGTAATTAAAAATCACTCTGTATTAAATGCTACTAATGCTCACGCTGCTTCAACTGCTTTTACAGAAGCTGATGGTATTGTTGTACCAGTTGCTAATTATTTAGGTGCTGATCCACTTAGTAACACTGCTACTAGATTATCATTTAAATCTTTAAGTGGTACAGCTGCTGATGACGATATTGTTTTAGTTCATGGAAGTGGTAAGTTTAAAGCTGTTTGTGAAATGATGCAAGCTGCTCTTAATGCTGATCACTCTCATGCACCTATAGTTATAACTGATGTTGCAAATGGAATTGTTCCATTTTCAGGTCAGTTTGACTTAGGAATAACTGCTTGTCAGATTAACAACGCATAATGCGATTAACAAGTCATGATTTACGTGACTTACAAATCCTTAAGTATTACAGGCTCGTTCGTAAATGGGCCTGTAAAACTTACGGGTTAACTGATGCTGATCTTGAACTACTAATTTATTTAGACTGTAAAAAAAGATTTACGCGTCAAGAATTTATCGACGGTACTTATACAATGAGTTGGGATAAAAACCGTTGGGAAAAATTAAGGAGGAATGGTTGGATCGAAGCATGGCGACACAGAAACAGAACAACCATCAAATACTCTGTATTCAAAACCTCCTTTAAGTGTTCGCACTTAATAAGTAGAATATATAGAATACTCTTAGGTGAAGAAGATATACCTACTTCAGTAAAGAGTGTATTTTTTAATAACAAATCATACACCGATAAGGTAATGAATAAGTCTATCGATGATATGATAAAAGATAATGAACGATGA